CTCGTCAATCGTTGTTGATGAAGTTCCTGTTGCGTGGATAGTTGTACCAGTTGAGGCAGTTTGGACAACAGTTATTGGCTGGCCTTGTGATGAGGCTGAGAGAAGTGTCTTTGTATATGTTGCCATTTATATTCCTATCCGAATACCTGTTGAGAGATAACACCTTGGTCTGAATCGTAAACTGCTATACCAGTTGATCCTGTAGGACCTGTTACTCCGGTGCTACCTGTGGGTCCAGTAGCCCCTGTTGTGCCAGTAGTACCTGTCGGTCCAGTAGCTCCTGTCGCTCCTGTTCCAGTTGCTCCAGTTGCTCCAGTCGTTCCAGTCGCTCCAATGCTGCCTGTTGGTCCTGTTGCACCGGTTGCTCCTATCGTTCCTGTGGGACCAGTTGGTCCAGTTACTGTTGAATCCGCACCCGTAGCGCCTGTAGCGCCAGTCGGTCCTGTAGGTCCTTGAATGCCTGTAGCGCCCGTAGAACCAGTCGGTCCAGTTGAGCCTGTATTACCTGTGGGTCCTGTACTGCCAGTGGCTCCTGTAGGCCCTGTAGGGCCTGTAGAACCCGTGTTACCAGTTGGTCCTGTACTTCCAGTATTACCAGTGCTACCAGTAGATCCTGTGGCACCTGTGGCACCTGTTATTCCTGTTGGTCCTGTAGGACCTGTAGGTCCGACTACTGTGCTATTAGCACCAGTTGCTCCCGTTGGTCCAGTTGAACCTGTTGGCCCAGTTGAACCTGTAGATCCTGTAGGACCAGCAATAGTAGATGTTGCACCCGTGCTACCAGTAGCACCAGTACTACCAGTTGGGCCAGTTGGACCAGTTGGACCTGCTACTGTGCTTGTGGCACCTGTAGATCCAGTAGCACCAGTAGACCCAGTACTTCCTGTTGGTCCTGTGGGGCCTGTGGAACCTGTAGATCCAGTTGACCCAGTTGGGCCAGTAGGTCCGATAGGTAAAGTTAAACTTAAAGTTTGAGTTGGGGATGTGCCAGTAATACTGGCCCCTGCTGTAGCTCCTGTAGCAACAGTCCCGATTGAAAGAACGTTTGCTGGTCCCGTAGGTCCAGTATTGCCAGGCGTTCCTTGTGGTCCTTGATTGGCTGAAAACTGTACTGCTGTTTGTGGTTCTACAGATTCTATAATTACGATTGTTTCTGTAGGACTAGATAATGGATCTAAAGTTACCGCAGTCGTAGATAAAGATTCAACAACGATAATATCTGTCATACGGTAACTCCTGCGGTTACAATGAATTGCCCTTCTAGGATTCTTGTAATCTCAGTTCCGGAATTAAAGATAAAATCATAAACATAACTTTGGGCTTTGATATTGGTATCAGTAGAAGTGAATACTACTGTAGCCCTACCATTAACAGCATCAAGAGTAATCTTGCCATTAGCAGTTGTAGCTAGCAAGGTAGTAGATGTAGATCCTAAAAATGGGCGCACTGTTAAAGTGGCTGTGTATCCTGTTAAATCCCAAACAGTGTTATTAGTCTTGATTTGGAATTGAAAATCAAATGTAGTCGCTTGAGGAACTACTAAGTTATACGCGGCAGCCATTATGAAGCCACCTGACGTAGCGCTGCTGCTGGCTCTAGGCCAGTAGTACCAGCAAGTGCATTACAGATACCGGCTATATCAAGCCATTTATCTGTAGGGGTTGAAGAGTTATAAATGGTATTTAAGATACTTACTGAATCTGAATACACTCCATAGTTAACGCCTCTTCGATCTGCCCAATCTGCAGCAGCTCCTGATTCATCAACATATGCAGAAATATTGGGATAGGTGCCACCGTTGGCTAAACGATTTAACTCATCTACTAGGGTTGAACCATAAATTCCTAATGACACCTGATCCTCATTTCTTTATTTGTTTTTATTGCGAGCAGATATTGCTGCCGCTTTTTTCTTAGCATCTGCTTTACTAGATGCACCCCACGCTTGTAAAGATAAAAGCAAGCGGGTTGGTTCTCCATTTGGTTTACGTTCAGGTCCGGGATTACCTGCTGCGCGAGCAAGGTAACTTGCTCTACGTGGGTTATCACCAGATTTAACAGGTGGCTTTAAATTGCTACCTGCTGCCTTAGCACTAGCACGGCCTTTAGCATTAAGACCGCCTTTAGGGTTTTGTCCTTCTTTGCGTTGCCACGCTGGAGTCTTTGCCATTATTTTTTCTTTCTTGATGCTGCCGCATTATCTACTAAATTTGGATAAGGTCTTCCTGCTGCTTTAGCACTGGCCTTAGCTTTAGTTTTTTGTGCGGGGGTTAATTTTGAAGAAGTTTTATTAGGATTCTTTTTATCCCAAAATTCTTTTTTCATTACATACCTTTTTTCTGCTTCATTCCGCTAACCTTTTTTAAATTAGGGTTAGCTTTTACAGCAGCAGGTGAAGCCTTACGAGCACCAGCAGCAAGGATTGCTCCTGCGCGGTCTTTTGAGATTCCCTGCTTAGCAGCAATCTTGGCTTGAACTTTAGCAAACCCTGGGTGTTTTTTAGCAGCAGCCATTATGCTTCGCTCACCTCTGTTGCTTCTCCAGCAACATCGTTCTTGCCTGCTCCTGTTTCAAGATCTTCATATGCTGCGTATCCGCAACCACAGTTAGTACACATTATTTACCTACTGTCTTTTTTCCTGCTGCAAACTTTGCAGTATTACCAGTTGTGCTTACAGCGAATGAACCGGCTGGTGCTGATGCAGGAATCCCCATAGAGGAGCCTGAACCATAGCCCTTGTCATCGGTAGATTCAGCGCTACCCTTATTTGATGTATCTATCATTTTTGCTCCTTGTTGTTATATTTTGTGTACATCGAACGCCACGCCCGTATCATTACTGAGACGAACAGCGGCATCAATATCTTTTTTACGTGTTGACGCTGGCTCGATACCTTGACGCAAAGCGTCATAGTAACTGCCTAATTCTTTATCGTGTGCCTTTGCAGTTTGTATACCATCTACTCGTAGAGATACTTGATTAACCTGTAGGTTTAATGCTTTACATCCAAAGCAATCTTCTTGTGGTTCTGGGTGATATTCCCAATGTTTCATTTATGCCACCCGTGTTAGATAATCACTATAACCAGCATTGATCAAAATTTGTGCTTGAGCATCTGTCAAAGTATATTCGTGACCACCTAGATAATAGGCATCAGCACTTGCTAGTGTGTCTTGATATGGATACAAAGTTGCTTCTACTTGTGTGCCATTTACAATCAAAGTCATACCGCGAGCAATGTCGGTAATGAATGTTGGGATTGAACCAGTAAGGCTTCCGCCCTTTATTGGCTTACCCGCTAGGCGAGAGTATTTATCAGGCCAAGGTTGACCTGCTCCCCAGGTTTGGTTCTCCCAAGGTGTGATTAGTGTGTATGTCATTTGTTCTCCTTAGTGAACTTGCTGATAGGTAGGAGTTGCCCCCTACCTACCCGTAAATCAACTAGGTTGATTAACCGTTTGTTGCGGCAGTTTCGATACGGTAAAGTGCTGCTTGACGTAGGAGTGAGAATCCTCCGAAGTAGTACCAACCGATTGTATGGAAACGACGCAAGGCGTCAATTTGGGGTCCAATGACAGTTGAGATGTCTTGGCCCATCGCTTCAGCAAGTGCTTCACGTCCGGCAACAACTGCCTTGTAGACGTTTACAGAACCTGAGTTAGCTGCGTATGGAACGCGAGGTGTTTCTACAACGAACGCACCTTCAATTACGCCAACTGCGCCAGCCACGAATGGTGTGCGGTCTACGTACTTTGATAGTTCCTGGAATCCACCGGTGCCTGTTTCAGCGCGAAGATCGGCTGTCTGGCGTGGGTGTAGGTAAGCAGCATATAATTCGCCGATACGAGGCAAAGCCTTGTTTGTGCGAAGTTCAGTTACTGCTGAACGAAGAAGTGAAACAGTCATCTTCTGTGCAGAAGTAATGCTGTTAGTTGATGTTGCTGTACCTGCATAGAGAACGTTAGATCCTCCAGTAAGTACTGATGCAACTACAGAGTCAATAGAATCTGCTGCGTTATAAGCGATGATGTCAGCAAGTGCTTGATCAACATCGTTAAAAGAAGTTAGGTTCAACTTCTTGGTTGTTGTTACGGCTGAGCCGTACTCGTTTAGTGTTACTGATACTTGTGTTGGGTTACCAAGAGCGATAGAAGATACATCTGATGCTTCTGTCAATGTTGAAGTAGCTTGCGCTAAATCAGAATAGATTGAGAATACAACTGATGAACCTGGCATCGCTTGTTGTACTGGCTTGACATCAGCCAACGAACGCATAACAGGGATTGAACGCAATGCCATACGGACATATTGGTCATACGCTGTTTGTACGAGGTTGCTGATTGCCGAGGTGCCAGTAAGGGTTCCGCCTGGAATTGCCATTTAGCTTGCCTTTCGGTTGTTGGATTAGAGTCCAGAACTCCGCATAACCTCAGCTAATTGTTCAGGCGTTTCTGCATTTAGAAGTTTCTTCATAATGTCATCATTAGAATCAGCAGTGATTCCATTGTTAACAGCTTGATTCATCTTCTTGTATGCAGCAGCCTGTGCTGGATCTACGTTATCCTGGTTTGATTCAGTGGATAATCCGAAAACATCGCTGTTATCGTCTAACCACTTAGACAAAGACTCCTCAGTTGGGTCTAGGTCCGATGGAATAAAAGAAGCAATCTTCTTATTTACTCCGCGAGCTTCGAGGACATCCTTAATAGCTCGTTCTCTTTGTGCCTTTGAAAGATCACCCATCTTAGCTTGTAGCTCAGCGAGTTCTTTTTCCTTGGCTTTGTTTGCTTTACGCAACTGTTTGACGAGATCATTATTCGTACTTACAGAAGTATCTTCTGTGGTATCGAACTCATCGTCCTCGTAGTCGTAATTGGACATTAGTCCATCTCCCATTCTGTTAGTTTGATCGCAGACCTCATATAGATTTGGGGATTTTCTATATGGCTTCTACTCCTGGTTTTAATTCACTCCTTAGTACCAGTCACTCTAAGGCAGGTCTATGTTTGTTTAGATGGAACCTGCGCCTGGGACGCCGATCATCATTGGGGATATTGCTCTATCGCGGCTAAGCGCGTTCTGGGCAACTCCTGCTGAACCAGAAAATGCTGCTTGTTCAAGCGAGGTTAATTTATTGCGTTGATTTGTAGCGCTAGTTTGTCCGGCTGTATTAAATACTTCCGCTGTCGCTTGATCTTGGCCATATGGTTGTTGCTTGTAAATATCAGATAACTGGCTACCGCGTTGTGCTAATTGGGCAACGGTTCCATAACCTTGTTGTGCTTGCGCTCCGGTGATTCCATAAGAAGCAAGTTGTTCTGCTTGAGCGCGACTATCAAATAGTCCTGCTGCTGCAGCAGCGCCACCGATTTCAGAAGCGGTTACTTTATTCTTGATTGCGTTAATAGCATTCTTAGGATCAAGGAAGTAAGCCATCATATCGCCGTTGGTAATATCAGGATAGTATTGCTTAAGAGCATTCATAACTTCTGGGTTAGCATTCATTACTCGGTTTTGTGCTGTAGTAACTCGGTCTTCAAGTTCTACTGGGCTAACGTCATTAGAAAGAAGTTGATCAAACCCTGGTTGTTTACCAGTAGAATCTGGTGTGTAGTATGAAGCAGGCAGTCCATACTTACGCATAACATTTTGGTATTGATCTTCCAACCCAATATATGCCGCAGGGCTTAGGGCAGATAATCCAGCAGCAATACGAGATTGGTTTGCGCTAAAACGTTTTTTATAAGCATCTGTATTTTGAAGAGCAAGAGCCATTGTTGGACCAGAAGCACCTTGCTGGATCATTGCTTTTAATGGTTCTACCAAAGCACCAAGACCGTATTTCTGAAACTCAGCCAGCAATAAATCGTAAGCAGATTGTGATCCTGATGTATCTGGCAAAAGTTGTTGTTGTTGCGGTGCAGCATATCCTGGAACACCTAATGATGTAAATGCCTGACCAACAGATTGAGTAATTGGATCTGTGTTAGAATTGATTGCATTTGTTTGTTGTTCAATACTAGTATTTGCTGCATTATTTACATCAGTAGCAGCAGCATTTGTTTTAATAATATCTGGCGCTGATTGCTGAAGACCTTTTACTTGTGCTGCTAGTGCATCAGCAGCTTGTTGTGGTGAGACTTTAGCCGCTTTTACTGGTGTTGTTTTAGTTGAACCCACTGCATTAACAAATGGGTTACCAGACATTGGATTATATGTAGTTGCCATCATTTACCCCATAAACCCAAAGTCTTTTAAGACTTGTTGAATTGAATTAGAAACATCTGTCTTAGCGTTCTGTGTATATTGCCAACGGTTATCTTTGCGAAGAGCATTTTGATAATCATAAAGGCTCATTGGCTTATCGCTAGCAATAGCCATTTGAAGTGATGGATCTGTTAATGCTATTTGCTCTGCTGGTATTTCAAGAGTTGATTGCATATATTGCTTATATGGAGATAAAATAGTTCCAAGGTCGTTACCGGCAAGCAGTTGTTTAGCTATAGCATCTGGACGTCCAATAGAAGCCAAGTTACGGATTTCGTGTTGGATAGTTGCAGCATCTTCACCATTTTTAAGGCGGTTAGTCCAGCCATCAATTTGACCCTGAGTTGCAACAATAGAATTATCTTTAGCTGTATTGAGAACACTCTCAAGAGTGGTTGCAACTTTGCCTTCTAATTTCTTTGTAAATTCTGGATTTTTCTTAATAAGTGAATCTAAGAATCCTTGAGCATTTAACCCTTGAACTCTAGTAGTATTACCATTAGCGTCTGTAGTTACTTTATCAGGGTTTTTACGTTGAGCATCGGTAAGTTGTTTAGTAAGACTAGAGATTTCCGCAGGGGTTGCATCCCGTTTTAAAAATTGTTGAAACTCGCTATTGATATAAAGGGCAGCATCTGATGGGCTAAATACAGTTGTACCAGTTGTGGTACCACTTTTTGTTCCGCCAGTTCCACCAACACCGGGTTCTCCTGCTTTAGTTACAAGAAATTCTGCAAGGGATTGATTAAGACCAAGTTGGCTATTTCTTAACTGATTACCACTAATAGCACTTTGATATGCGGCAGCAAGAGCATCGCTATATTTGCCACTTTCAGGAACATTAAATCCAGCAGCCTTTAATTGTTTAGATAGAACAAGTCTATCTGAATCTTTCATTGAATAAATAAATTTTGCTGCGCCTGTTAATTCTTTGGCATAATCACGTGGGGCAATTTCATTGCCTTTACCACTAGGTTTTGTTTCAGGGGTTCCAGCCGCTGCACGTTCTTCGGCTGTTGGGGCAACTTCAGCCTTTCCACCTTTTACACTTACAGAAGTAGGAGAAGGTGCTTTAGCAAGAATTATATTTACATCTTCAATAGTTTTTTGATATGTTTTATCTGTATTCTTATAATCTATTAATAATTTATCAAATTCTTTTTGCTCTGCTGGTCCAAGTTTATCTCCTCGACCAAGGCTAACAGCGTATGTAGTAAGTTTGTTTTCCATTTCTTTAATGGAGTCATACAAAGCATTTGCATAAGCAAGTTGGTTGGAAACTTGATCTTTAATATCTTTATTAGCCGTTTGAGATGCTCTAAGGGCAGCAGCAATTTTGTCAGCTTTTGCTTGATCGGCTTTAGCCTTTTCACGTGCTGCTTTAGCATCGGCAATTAGCTTATCAACATCAAGTGCCATTTAGCATCCTCCTTGTTAATTATCGAAGTAGTGGTGCGAACATAGTATTAAAAGCAGCAAGTGTGCTTGGGTCACCTTGAGCAATATTTTGAATCTGTTGCTTAGCACCCATCTTCAAAGCATCTTTATATTGTTGTGAAAAATTGGAGCTAGGTTGATTAGCAAAGTCCCTATTAGTTACATACGCATCATATGCTGAAAGCATTTCCCTCAACTTAGATTGTACATTTTGTTGAGTGGTTACAGTCTTATCATTAAGCATCAAGCGTAAGTCATTCAAAGCCTTTGTGCGCTGGATAGCAGTAGCACTACCGGTACCAAGTTGCTCTTGTAGTAATGGGCGAGCACCCTTGAACTCATCTGACCAAGCAGTCCATTGATCGCGGATCTGGCGCTTAGCAGCAGTATCAAGAGTAATAGACATTTGCTGATCAAACTTATCCTTCATATCATAATATGTTTGGATGTCCTTAGAAGATGCCACCTGACGAACAAAGTCTGTAAGAGTCTTGTTGGTCTTTAACCCAGCAGTTTGCAATAATTTGTATGCGTTGAAGTCAAACTTACCTGCCTGTGGAATCAGGTAGGCACCGCCTTCAGGGTACTTTTTTAAAACATCTTGATTGTTCTTGATCCAGTCAGTAGCACTTGTTACCGCACGAACGTTAGCGTTAACAGTGCTTTCTGTTTCAGAAATTGTATAAGGCATTTCCTTTGGAAATAGTCTTAGCCATTCTTTAGTAGCCTTATCAATATCACCGTTGTATTGGTTGATAAGGTTGTTAAATACTTGCTTATAAGATACACGTTGGTTATCTTTTACCCAGTTTGCCATATCAGACTTTAAGGTAACAGATGGAGTTGCTGGGGATATAAATCCCATAAGGAATCGAAGAGCAAGAACAGTCATTGTAGAACCCTGTAACTTGTTCTGATAGTCAGCAATTTCACCAGCAGACGGAGGAATTTCTTGTCCGGTCTTTGGATCAATCTTGACATCAAGTCCGTGACCATTAGCCTCAAGGTAAGTTGCAGCTTTACGAGCAGCAGAAGCAAACTGAGAATTGCGCTCATCAGTGCTTAGCGCGGCTAGCAAACGGTTAACGTGACCTGGAAGAATGGCTGAGATCATTGGTTGATCTGGGCCATAGGTACCAGTTAAGTACTGTTCTAAGTCTTTAACCTGTGGAATGATGTTTCCAATAGCCTTGATTGGGACAGCAGCAACTGGTCCAGAGAATGTTGGGAACAAAGAATCTGGGTTTAAAGATGGGGTAATCATCTTTAATTGTGCGCCAAAATCAACTGGGATGCCAGTCTTAAATGCGTCCTTGACACCAAATGCTTTCAGCATTTTGTTCATAACATTATATACAGGAGTTAATCCTGGGTAGAAGAAGTATTGGTTACCAGCATCATCTGTTTGTATAAAACCTGAGTGTGCTATACCTTCATAGGTAAGTGATGCTCGAGTAAGAGCCTCTGGGTTGTACTTAACCGTGCGGTAAACACGACGATAGAAATCTTCAGTAGCGCGGTAGAACCGAGCAAAGTTAGTTATAGAGAAAGCAAGTTGGCTTCGTACTGCTGGGTTATCTACATAAGCAAGAATGCGTTGTTTAGCCATATCCTCAGATATAGATACTAAGTGTGCCTTAGCATATTCAGTTGCTTTGATTAAATCATCACCAGTTTTGCCAGTAGTCATCAAATCCATATAATGTTTGTCATAACCACTAGAGATCATATCTTTGCGGATACGAATCATTGCATCTAGTACTGCTGGTTCACGTGAGAAACGTGAGTTAGCCTCACCCATATAATCCCAAGTGCGGTCAATAAGCCCTGCTGCTTGGTTAGAAGATTCAGAAACTGGTACAAGTGTTGGACCGTGTACAAATTTAGGAGCAAGATCAGTTGTATTAGGCAAATCAGATAAACGAAGATCTGCTGTTGAAACTACACGGTTGCCTGACTTATCAAGTTTAGCAATTTTATTCCATAGATCCGTATTAAGAGTTCCGTCTGCCTTTGAGTAAAGGTTCTGTACTGCTTGGAAAGCACGCTCTGCGTGCTGTTGGGATGTAACACCCTTAGCAGACATTGATTGGAAACGATTGCGAAGAACAGTTGGAAGTTCATCAAGATACTTAGTCATTTCAGCAACAGCAACTTCGGGCTTATCTAAATTCTTTACTGCAATCTTTGCCAAGTAATCATTAGATGTAATACCAAGTTGAACTAACCAAGAAATACGAGACTGCTTATTAGCTACTGGGTTAAAATCTGTATAGGCTTGGCCACCTGTAGAGGCTTTGTATTTAACGCCATCAACTTCAATAGCACCCATTTTGCCAAACCGAGATATATCATTAGATGTATTTAGGTATTGATCTCCACCACGAAGGGCATTCTTTCCGCCTTCTGATACAGCCTTGAGAGTGTCATTCAAGTTTCCATAGTTAGCAATTTCAGAAAGAATCTGGGTTGCTTCTGGATCTAACTTAGAAACAATACTATCGTTAAGTACGGCTTCAGCCATTACCTTACGTGCGGCATCAGGTGAACCTGACTCAACAGCATTTGAAATCTTTTGAGCGTATTCTTTAGTTTGATTACGTGATACTAATTTTTGAATAAAACCAAGGTTGCCTTGTGCCTGTGCTTGACGGATCTTAGTTGAAAGGAAACGACCTTTAACAATTCCCCAAGTTGAATCACCGGCAGCAGCGTGCATCATTAGATCTTCTGCAGCGTTACGCACTGGAAATTTAGGTCCAGCAAGTGTACCGATAACCCAAAAGTCGGTCATCTTACGTGACCATTGACGGTAGTTCTGTCCAAACATACGTGAGTAAAGAGCATCTAGTGCTGGCAACTTACTCAGGTCTTGAATAGATGGAACTGCCATTGCTGGAGAAAGTTGGTATGGGAACAAAGCAAGCTGTTCACCATCAAAGGATGCAGGGTTATCACGGATAACTTTTGACACACCGTTTTCATCTGTAACAGTACGCTCTACATCAGCAGCATATTGTTTAGCAGCACCGGTGCCAGCAAAGTCTTGCAGGAAAGTCTGTCCTGCTTCACCCTTGGATACTCCACGAGTTTCAGCAATAGTATTCCAGAGTCCAGTAAAGATTTGTTTTCTTTGACCTTCATCGCCAGCTTGGAAAGCCTCTTGAATAATACGAGAATGGTAACGAGTGTTGGATAAACGCGCTAAACGATAGACTTGAGTTGAAGCATTAGCAGCAGAGGTATCAAAGAATCCATCTTTGAAATAAGGTATAGATGTAAACTTAGCAGCAAAGCGATCTATCTTTCCAGCAATTTGATCAGAAGATAAACGGTATGCTCCGTCTTGCTTTAGTTTTCCAACTTGTCTTTCGGCGCCAGCAATAGCCTCAGCGTTCTCATTAAGCCCTGTTGTGATATCTTGGTAAGCAATCCTACCATTACCGTAAAGTGCGGATACAAGTTTTTGTCCTACCTCATTTAGATTAAATACTTTGTCTGATGTTGTTAAAAATGTTACTCGTGCTTTACGAGAAAGATCTAACCTAGGGATCAGCGGAGTCTTACGAGCAGCTTGACCTTGTAGGATCTGTGATATATCAGCGTGGTTCTGTAAGTAATTGCGAGCAGTAGGCGCATCTTTAACACCAGCCTTAATAAATTCATCTTGTGCTGTTGGGCCAAACTCCGGCGCTAAGCGACGAAGATTAGTTGAGGCTTGTTCTGCCGCTACAATGTTTTTGGCTTTGCGTGCTTGATCTAATTTATCTAATTCAGGACCATAAGCATTAAAAAAGTTAACTACACCTGGTTTAGAAAAAGCACGATCTACGCCTTCAGCACTACCAGCAATCTTGAATAAAGCATAGTTAGCAACATCGTATGATTTCTTAGCTTTACCTAAAGCAAGGGTAGGATCAGCAAAGATCCGATATGAAGCATCAAAGAATCCTGAAATACCTTTGTATAAAGCGCCAGAACCTTCCATCGAACCTGGAAGTAAAAAGTTAGCAATCTGACGTCCTGGGGAATACTTAGCAGCTTGCGCTGCATCTAAAGCATCTTGGAAAAATTTATCAGTACCTTGTGCTGCGGATGCAGCAACTTGCTTTTCAGCATCTGTTCCATTAGCAATAATAGAATCTAGTGAAGTTCCGCTAGCAACTTTCATTGCTACAGACATTGTATCTGCGCCATATTGTTTCTTGGCAGCATCAATACGTCCTGGACTAAATACCTTATCGCCTTTATCATTTGCTATCTGAAAGGCTTTACCGAGATCAACACCTTGATCTACAGCAATAGCACCAGTACGGTAAATGCGGGTCATAAAATCAGAGACTTCATTAAGCGCCTTAAATGGTGCAGCGATTGCTGTCTTTACGCCTTGAGTTAAATAGTGAGCCGCGTCACCAAGCCAACCAACAGGGTTCATACCACCGAACAAAGCCGCGTGAGCAATTTGTTGATCTTGTGGCTTACTAGCAAAGGCTACTTTGGCTTGATCTTCAGGCATAGCCAAAAGAGCACGGTGTGAATCTAAAATTTTATTTAGAGCAGTAACTTGTTCTTGCTCTTTTGGGTTTAATCCGGCTTGTATGGCCGCGCTTTGTATGTTTGCGTTACCCAATTACATACCTCTTGCTTGTGCTTGTTGATACAAAATACCGATTTCACCGGTAGTATCGTAAGGAAGCATCTTAGCAAGAGTGTCAGATAGTTTAACGCTTGCGAATTGTGATGTCATACGCAAAGCATTTGCTCCAGCCCCAGCACCAATATTAACTCCGTGAGTAATAGGTTCATTAGGACGATCTGATGGAGCATAAAGAGAAGTTACTGGTGTACTTGATTGACTAGGTGCATTACTTGCTGCTTGACGAACTTCGGTATTAGTTGCACCGCGAACATCAGGAGTTGAAGCAAGTGTGGCACCAGATTTAGTTGCGTCGTATGCTACGCCGCCACCGTATTCTGGAGCCTGATATTGCAAGTCAGTACGCTTTGACTTATCCCCAGGACCGGAAACACCCTGCATAGGGTTTGTCGCTTCATTAAGCGCCATTATTCCTCCTGTAATGTTTCTAATTCTTGACTAAACGCCTCTTGCGCTTTAGTTAACTTGGTTTCTCTGTTAGCGTGGTAGATCGAAATCTCCATTAACTCTTCTGTAAGAGTCATAACGCTAGATGCAATGTTGTGTAAGAAACCCGAAAACACAACAAGGAAATCTGCTAAGCGTATTGAGCGTGGTACATAGTCATTGTTATCCACGCCCAACCGCCTTTCAAAATTGATTTACTTCTTTACTTTCTTACCTGGCTTAGCTGCACCTGCGAATGGTTGAAAAACCTTTCCGCCTGTAACTACGCTGCCTTCTTTTGAGCCTTCATCTGGCTTCTTATAAGTTGCTGGAGCTTGTGTACCTTTGTTCATTTTGCACCTCCTTTTCTTATGCTGCGCCGATTGATGCAAGCAATGATGCTATATCTGGTTTTCCTTGAGGAACTTGTGGTCCAGCAGCAGGGTTTGCGCCACCTTGGGGTTGTGGAGATTGGGGCTGCGAGGCAGGGGTGGGAAATCCACCTGCTGCTGGAGACATAGGAGGCTGTCCTGGTGAACCTTGCGGTACTCCACCAGAAGCAGGTTGTTCAGGCGCAAACGCCTTCTCAACTACTGTTTCAATCATAAGGCCCTTTTGACGGCCCTTGATGACATCTGCAATTCTAGTAATAACTAATGATACATCTTGACCTTGAGAAGCAAGGGTTGGTACGGCTTGTGCGTATTGGGATACTGCAAGTCGTAGCGCATCGCGCATCTCTTCGATATCAACCTTTTGTTCTTCTTGGCTGATGTTAATTTCAACTGGTAGTTCACGGCGTACATAGTCACGTGATACAAGTTTGTCTGAACGCATCTGTAGCAACGCAACGATAGCGTTGTTAGGGTTCATACCGGACATAATTCCATAACGAACATCTACAGAATAATCACCAGCGATTGCCTTTGATGGTGTGTACTTCATTGAGAATGGCATACCATCATCAAGTCCACGAATTTCCTTGACCTTATTGCCAAAGATCTTCTCATCAACCTTGAAAGCCATTGATAGCAAGTGTGTGAACATCAAAGCAAATTGTGCTTGTGCTGCCTTAATTTGTGAATCAAAGCCAGCCTGTAGTGCTTGTACACCACGACCGGTAATAACAGATGCGCTTACATCTCCTGAACGAGTTTCAGGATAACGAGCACCCATACGAAGTTCACGATCAAGTACTTGTGACTCCTGAAATACTCCAGCAGGTAGTTCTAGTGGAACGCGACGAATACCTTGTGGGTTAGATGAACGCATAATTGAATCAGGTCCAAGAGCAAGTTCCTGTACATCCTGTGGGATAGCAATAGGTGCTTGTACTGATTTCTCAGCGGCTTGAATCTGTAGAACTGCAAAGCGTGCTTTAGCAAGTTGTACTGCTAATACGTCATCGAACTGACCGCGTGCTTCACCATCAATAGTTGGGCGTAGTGCAACAGCAACTAGACACTCACCAACTGGGTTTGGAGTGCGGGCTAGGACTAGATCCTTGCGCTCAGGGCAATAGATAACATCTTGATCCTTGTCGTGATAGCGAACAAGTGAAAGATATGGAGAACCTGGGGTATAAAGATTGCGGTTCATAATCTGATCAGCAAACTCTGGGTACATAGATGCTAGTTGTTGTGCATCCATACCTACGATTTGTGTCAAAGATATGCAACGACCAAAGCGATCTACTTCTGGATAAGCGCCGAATGGGTTAATCAAAGAAATTGTTGGCTCACCGGTATCGTAATCCATATCAATACGACCAATAAGTTGACCGTAGGTGTTATACCAATCAGCACCGGTATACATTTGAACTTGTAGATTAGAACGATCTACATAGTAGTTAGCAATACGGGTACGGTTATCGGCTGCTTTACGGGCTGTATCAGAAACCATATTAGATGCTGAGCAGTTGAATGATGGTAGCGGTGCCATTGCTTCTGCAAGGTCACGTGCTGCTACGTCAATCATATTAGCAACTAGAGGCTTTGGGTATTCTTCAGAAAACATCGAAGGATATACCTTGGAGATGTCTCCTTGACGTGCCGAAAGCACATCACGCATACGGCCGTCGCGTGCAGAACTTGTAGTCTGCAAACGAGAAACCTTAGCGGTAATCTCTCTGATGTTTAGCAATTAGAATCCTTTAATTAGTTTGTTGCGCCGTTAGGCCAAACGCCAGTTTTTTTAGCAATAGCAGTTTTTGATACACCAATATCTTTTATTTTACCCGCTGCTGCTTGATTTTTTAATTTATTTTCAGCAGTATCAATAGTTTTTGTTTGATCTTTTTCTGTTAATGAAGGCGTAGAAGTTTGCGTTGGAATTCTTACACTAGTGTTCTGTACTTGTGTTGGTTGTGACGTAATTTGTACGCTTTGAGATACTGGTTTAGTATGGTTTGCATTATCAGTAACGTGGTGATCTGCTTGTGTACCTTTATTAACAGTAACTGTTGGTTTTGTTACTGAAAAAGAATTTGCTATACCAGTGTTACTAGTGCTATCTGATAAACGAATTGTTTTAGATGGTGCTACTGTAGAGGTAATATTAACTTTAGCCATAATTACATACCCTGATCTGTTTGACCGTGAATAGCTGTTGGCCATTCAACATAGTCAGCAGCATTGGCTTGAGTTTCAGCCTCTGTATACTTGCGGTCTGTTTCAACGTTAATCTGTGGCTCAGTAACAGCACCCTTATCGTAGTACTCTTCTTCACCCTTTGCGTTAGTTCTCCAGCTTGGTGTAACGGCCATAATTATTTACCCTTTTTCTTCATCATTATTTTCATACCAACTTTAGTTTCACGAGCCTTTTCAGATTTAGACTCGCCTTTTTTCATTTCAGTCTTTTTGGTTTTTGCTGGTTCTGTCTTTTCAAAAGCGGCATATGCTGCCTTTTTGCTAATTTTCTTTACTGCTGCCATTGTCTCTCCTTGTTAGATGAACTGGGTTTGTTGCTCTGCTAATAGCTCATCAATGTTGATGACTATACGTTTTTGTTTTTCCCTAGTGGAAAGATATGGATTCTTCAAATGGTGCTTTGCGTACTGACCATTGTTTAGCATCTCTCTAGCCCTGATTTCACAGAACCAAAGAGCCATAACCATATCGGTCTTGCCTTTAGTATTAGGTGACCAAGTTATCAACTGCTCTATTAGGGCCTTGATGTTCTCGGTTTGATCACTTGGTAGGTGGATCAAATTATCGCGGTGGTGTTTGCCATCGGCTTGCTTGGTTCCAAACAACGGACTCATAGCAGATACACCAAAGCCAGCATCCCATTTGTTACTACCAGTATGATGCTCACGAAGTATGACGCCTCGGTTTGTTAAGAACTGGCGGATGCCTTCGTCTTGAGTTAAGAAAGCCTGAAATGCGTTCTTTTCAATCGTCCACTCTGCCGGCTTGTAAATCTCAGTCCAGCTAAATATGATCTCGCGGATCTGGGCTGGGGATGGACGGCTAATTTTAATTGCATCTATGATGTAGCGCTTATAGGTTGTACGATCAATGGCGTACATAACTGCTGCGGTATCACCGACGATAGCTGGGTCCATACCAGCGATAAAAGTAAAGTTGCTAGTAGTTAAAGGATGACCTGGATGACCCGGAGTTAGCGGTCCAGACTTTCGCATACCGTCAATAGAACCTCGAACACATACTGGGTCAAAGGCTGAGTTGTCTGCGACATCTTGTTGCTGATAGATTAGCGCCCAAGTTGAAGCATCCATAGCTTGACGTTCATTAAATAAGTTTCGACCAGACCAACGAGGGTATAGTCCATCCTCGTTCTTCTCGTTCTCTTCTTGTCCATCAAAGGGTTGATCGGATGCTGGCCAAAGAGTTACCCAACTATCGGGGTTCTCGTTTGTTTCAAGAAGCGCTGGCATAGCAAGATACTTCCAAGGCACTAAGCCACCTGGGTATCTATCTTCACTGCGTAGTTCTCGGTATAGATCCACGTTGGCTACCCGCGTACCAATAATGATTAACTTGCCGGTAGGGTTAAGACGAGATCTAACATCTTGGGTTAGCCACTTGATCTGGCGTTCAAAGTCATTGGCGTTGCTTAAAGTAACAGCATCGTCTACAATAATCATATCTGCACGCTTACCATAGATCTGACCACCGATACCTACGGCTTCGATGTTTGGATCTTTTTCACCAGACTCTCTAAGCTCATCACCAAAGGTAACTCGGGTGGCTTGCCAAGAAGCAGTCTTAGATTTGAACCCAACCCCAGCAGCGTATGCAGATTGTAGCGCCTCATATTGAGGATGTGTTAAGCGTTGCTTAATAGCATACAAGAAGTCTGCCGCTAGGCGCTGAGTTTGGGAAACTATCAGTACTCTAAAGTTTGGGTTCTGACATACTTGCCAGGTAACATAATCCACCGTCACAGTCATAGACTTGGCGTGGTTTGGTGGGATGTTAATAAGGATGCGGTTCTGAGCTAGACCTGGCTCATACTTCATACTGGGGTGTAACCAGCTTGGCTCACGGCCTTCAATAACATCTACTAGGTTCTGTTGATGTGGAAAAGTCTTACTATGAAGGAAGCGTTGTCTGAACTCTGCAAAGGTAATGTCGTGGACATCGGATGAGGCAAAGGCTTTGTCTTTTAGTCCTAGCCTAGTACGATCCATCTTGTCTGCAAATACTTTATCTGTACGGCGGTAGTACTCATAAGTCTTCATAGACTTACCGGCGGAGCCTACTGCTGTCTCGACCGTATTGTTTTCCGCGACCGAGGAGAGGATAATTCTTTTAGCAATATCAGCCGAGTTTTCAGCCATCTATTCTCCTATAGTTATACACAGGCTGTGGATATCCCTGTGGATAAACATCGGCCGTGATTAAAAATTTTTTTATACTAGGTTAGTAATTTATCTACTGGAGAAGGGTAGATACAATACACCCGACTAAATGCTTGGAGCAGCTCGGGCTTGAGCGCCCGAGGGAGCCACAGCGAACTGAGGGGTAAGTTAGCACTACGCCCTAGGGGGCTTCGTCAGAAGCCACACGGTAGGGTAAAACTCATCACACCCCGTTTTACGCTCCTACTATATATAAGGCAGGAAAGTTATCCACATTCCGACATTTTCCAAAACTATTTTCTAATTGTGGTGTAACTCACATATAACGGGCGGTATATTGTACATTTTTATATTGCGGTGTCCAATTTAGTCGAAATATATGTTTGGGGTACACAACATCAACGTTACAGTTATTCAGTAACGGGGGGTGCGTTTTTTGCCGTAATCTGCCCGCCGTCTGCCCGCGTTGCCCCGCCGTACGGTGCCGAAAGCGGGGCGATCGGGGCGGTTGGGTGGTTGGGTGGTGCGGGTAGGCTGCCTAACTATAGGGCAGCACCAACCCAACCTAACCAACCCAACCAACCAACGCTGGCACCAACTGGCACCCAGCTCAGCTCAGATCAGATCAGTCATTACCGGCTGGCACTGGCCAACTCCCAGCTATTACTGGGTGAAATAGTGAAGGCCTAACCCGTCGAACTGCACCCAGTTCTGGTAGTAATAAGCTCGACTAAGTGTGAGCCAGATCACCCAAAGAATCTTTCAGATATCTATTGAATACGGTAGACACACACACTTCTTTACTGTATTTTAATGCTATGGGAACAGCTCCCACGCTTAAAAAATAAAATGGAATGGACACAATATGAACTCAAAAGAGTACGCGCAATTAATGAATAACGGCCTACACGTCGAAGACGTTATGAAGTACACAACCCAGCACGATCTAGCGTGCTCTTGGTGCGGTTACCGTATCCCAACCCGTAAGACTTCCCGTAACACTGAGATTCTTCTCGACTGGCAGTCTGCTGAAGTAATGGGACTATTCTGCTCTGAGTCCCACGCTATCGCTGCGACTAATAACGTTCAGTGGCGCGAGCAGTACAGCTTCAAAGTAGGTGCATAATGCGAGCCCTAACCTTAATCATTCGAGCACTGGAGCTTCTAGCCTTCCCAGTCTTAATTTATACAGCAGTCAAACTATTCATCATTACTTACAAAGAATCGAAGGAGATCTAATGACTACCAAAGAAGCGACGTGCGCTGAACGTATAAGCTCCCAGCTCGCAAGTGAAGAAGAAGCACTGAAGGAGATCTATACCCGCTTGGATAGTGGAGACGATTCAGATCTCGAGGAAGCGCAAGATGAACTTAATGAATACGCGCTGGGAATAGCTGAACATCAGGAGACAGTGATCACCCTCTCTTGGGGTGGTCCAGCTTCTTATCTTGAAGTCTGCCACCGTGGGACCGATATCTACAGGATCACGTACCGATTTTCTGACTGGTTCGATACTGCGACCGAGCAAGTTACCGATGAAGACTCAGCTCTCTATCGTTACGCGCAGGAGATAATCAACGTTCAAGAATGGGGTAAAGAATGACCAGATATGAGGTGCAGACACGTGTCACCACGTGGGCTTATATTGAAGTCGAAGCTGAAAATGAAGATCAAGCACTGGCAGAAGCTAATAAGTTACCCTACTCTGAATGGAAACTTGAGACTGACTGGAGCAGTGCAGACTCTCCAGAAGTCCAAGAATTAGAGAATGGGGCTTACTTATGAAGCACCCAAAGACTCACGCTCGCTTGGTGGACTCTGACGGTTGGTGCTGGGTCGAATCTGACCTAACTCCTCCAGCTATTAAGCGAATCTTGAAAGAGTACCAGCGCAACGGTATCTGGCTCTCAGTTATTTAAGCACTGCATACGGTAGTCTACCTACTGCCTACTGGCTCGCGCTGGTAGGTAGTGGGGAGCAGATCGCTCCAGTTTAATAATCAAGAATGGAAGAGTGAAATAATGGACACGATAGAAGAGACTAAGTTCGAGATCTCCAACTCTTGCGCGTGTATGGACTGCCCTGAGTGTGGAGTCGGTACTGAATCGCTCCAGTGTGAAGACTGCGATAAGCCAACCACCCCTGCGAATTACTGCGACGGGTACTGCTTCGACTATAAGCTCGACTGGCTCAGCGAATCAGTAGAAGAATGGACCGAGCTAATGGGTAACCCTTCAAGCGTTCAGATCAACGGTCGCGCTATGGGTTGGACCCGAGCTAGTGGAAGCGCAACTATACCCGCTGAATGGAAGGCTATCTTTAATGCGCTCCAGATCAACGGAGACTGGACCCTACGCTTCACCATAGCTGGGGAATCTTTCAAAGTTATGCGCTATTCACACGATGAGCCTACGGGAGCGAGCTTCGAGATCGTGCCAGCAGTGGAAGAGAGCGACGATGAATAAAGATCTTGAGCAGTTCTTGAACGTTGAAGCTGAATGGGTGCTGGAGAAATTAACTACCAGCACTGAAGCGAATGATCGCAATTATTATCAGGGCAGAATAGATCAGCTCGCGCAAGTAAGAAGACTATTAGGCCAACCCCAGATTATCAGAGAGAGAGTGAGCGAATGAATAAAATAAATAAGCCAGACTTCGTAGAATTATCCCGCAGTTATGCCAGTTATTCGGAATGGATAGACGGAATAGATAGCATAGACGGACAGACTACTGATCTCATTCAAAGTCTCTGGAGTCTTAACACTTGGGAATATTCGGACGGAGATCTTCTTCAGATGATCGAAGAGATACTCGAGAATTATCGTCTATGGCATAAGCACAACTCAGAAGAGGAGGAGAATAAGTGAACGAATACTTGGAAGAACATAACGAACGCGAGCATAACTTCCAGACTGACTGGGAAGATCGCGGGTTCGATATATGTATCGAGTGTGATCTGATTAGGCGCACTGGTGGCTTGCTAAACTGGGAAGAGAGCGAGCTAGTCCCTATGGAAGAGTACGCCAAAATATGTAAGGAGCTGGAATGAAAGTAGGAGAACTATCAGGAGAGATTCAAGTCCCTAATTCTTGCTGTAATGCCAACGATCACTGGCTCGACTGCGATCTGCACCCAGAGCAGGAGTGTTTCGCGACCCGTTGCGAGATCTGTTTCAGGGTTAATTATAGAGACTGTGAAGGTGAAATATGACTGAGCCTATGAAGTGTGCCGACTGTGGCAACCGAATCAAGGTAACAATCGAGCCTTATGGCCCGTCGGGGAAGATAGCGGTATTCACGTGCCGGAAGTGTGGTATCAGTTATGATGCTGATATAGACTGATATGGTAGACTCACGCACCCGAAAGGAGGGTGGAAGATGGAGATAGAGCTGGACGATGATTCATACGATGACTCAATCGAGATGGAGAAAATCTTGGAAGAGGAAGATCGAGAACTTGATCGAGAGGACGATAGGGAGATAGACTCACTACGCAACCAATAGGAGGACATTATGGACAAAGGGAAAGATGGCGATAATCTCGCTTTTATTGTCGTTGCCACGCTAACACCAAAGACTAACGACGCAACTGTTAAGGTCGAAGTATTCGACGCAACCGAGCCAAACTCTGCGATAGCGGTAGCGTTTGCCGGATCATTACGTAACAAAGGACTATCTCGGGCTGCCAAAAAGGCGTTCGAGAACTTAGAAAAGGGAGCAATAAATGGGAAAACCAACGGTTGAGTACTACCAGGCTAAGGCTGATCTCTGCGAGAAGCTAGCGATCGAGCAGATATGGTCCGGCAATACCGATATGGGTATGAAAAATATAATGCGAATGACTGAAGCACTAACTAACAAAGAAATGCTAATTTGGAAGGGGAATAAAGATGAGCAAGATCAGTAATTTTTTAAGCACGGATCCTTATGTAGATTTTTACGAGGTAACCGATACTAATGGCATAGCCATATGGGGTGGCGGAGATCCGGTGGAAGCTATCGAGTTTTTTCGTCAGTCCATAGGCTCACGCTTGTTCGTAACCTCTTGGAATGAGGAAGGCGATGACGCTAAGTTGATCGGCGTGCCTATTGAAATAACCAAACTAATAACCGCAACGATTTCAAACTCAATGGAAAGGGCGCAGCAATGGCGTTAATCATAGGGCTAACAATAACTCTAGCCTTATTTGCAGTAATACTAGAACTAGATTGGTCGCTTAATGATAAATGAAAAGCGATTAAAGGTAGCAGTAGATCAAGCAATCAGACAAAGGAACTATCGGCGTGCTCGAGAACGAGCGCTAACTAGGTTGGCTCAAGCCTTCCCGGATATCTATAAAGCCTATCTCAAAGAGGAGAAGCAGAATGATAAATCGCAGGGTAAGACTTGGATTGACCTTGACGGTAACACTAATGCTAGTTTGGACGTTCACTCCCGTAGCCCCGAGAGTTTCACTCGGGATACTAACAAAGCACCATCACTCAGTCAGGACGAAGGCAACCAATGAAGAAAAGCGTCACAATAAAGCACTCGCACTCAGTTACGCTGACGTTGGTTATGGGTGGAAAGGAAGAGAAGGCGCCTGTCTTATCCGCCTTTGGTCCAGTGAGAGCAGGTTTGACAACTACGCAAAGAACCAACGAGGATCGAGCGCTTACGGAATTGCTCAACACCTTGGAGAGAGAAGTAGCGACCCTGGTATCCAAATCTTACGCGGTCTTAGATACATTCAACACCGATACCTCACACCTTGTCGAGCCGAGCGATTTCATATTCGCAGAAACTGGTATTAAATGATTACAGGTGTATCTCTATTCGCAGGGGTAGGCGGCTTTGACCTAGCTATGGAACGCAACGGAGTTAATGTCGTTGCTAATGTGGAGATTGACAAACATTGTCAGGCTCTATTGGAACGCAAGTTCCCTAATGCAAAACAATTTAATGATGTAACAACAGTAAAAGGAAAGGACTTAATAGATGTCGGATTTAATCCAAGCAGAGGAATTATTACAGGAGGATTTCCCTGCCAAGACCTCAGCGTTGCTGGCAAAAGGGCTGGCTTGGCTGGCGAACGAAGCGGGTTATTTTGGGAAATTGCCCGAATTGTGGAAGAAACGCAAACAGAGTGGTTCATACTCGAAAACGTCCCTGGTCTGCTATCCAGTAACGAAGGAAAAGATTTTGGAGTTGTCCTCGGGACGATGGCAGACCTCGGGTATTCTGTTGCCTGGCGCACTCTTGATGCTCAATACTTCGGAGTTCCCCAACGCCGGCGCCGTGTATTCATCGTTGGCAGACGTACTGCAGGGCAAGGAGGTCCAGAAGAAGTTTTATTTAAGCCCCAAAGCTTGCGAAGGAATACTAAGACGAGCCAACCGCAGAGGCAAGACACTTCCACCAGCGCTGCAAAAAGCTTTGGTCAATCAAGTTTCGCAGGATATACCGAAGGAGTAACTACTCTTACTGCTACTTCATATAAAAGACCTGAAGATAATGTAGTTGTAACTTCATCATCTTTTGGTGGATACGTCGAAGGTGTTGGAACTTTACGAGCTAATGGTGGTGATTTAGGTGGAGGAAGTGAAAACCTGGTGGTTCACCAAGGGAAGACGAGCGCAGACGAATGAAGATTATGAAACGTGGATCGAGGGGGGGGTAGTGCCAACTTTGAACGCCTTTGATTGCGGAGATATTAGAGCCACTACTATTATCTTTTACGGTAACCGAGTAGATGATATACGAATACAGGATGACAAGATCAATACACTTCAAGCTAGGATGGGGACAGGAGGAAACAATATGCCATTGGTAAATAACAATGAGATTGTCCGTAGGCTCACACCGCTAGAGTGTGAAAGACTCCAAGGCTTTCCTGATGAATGGACTGAGGGCCAAGCAGACACTCACCGTTACAAACAAATGGGAAACGCCGTAGCAGTACCAGTAGTTGAATGGATCATCCAAGGTATCTGTGATACATTTACCCCAGCAGGGTAGATGATTTGCCCCCCTTTCCGTCACCTGCAATAAGTAAGCCCCCACTAGTGTCCGGTGGGGGTTTTACTATTTACCTGGGTTATCGGTTTTGTAGAAGCCAGCACCCTTGAAGGTGATAGCAGGGGTATCCCATACTCTAGCCATAGTTTCGTGGCAGTCATAGCAAGTAGGGGCATTAGCTTCTTCGTGGATAGATCTTTCAATCTCAATGGTAGATCCGCACCTACACTTGTAACTATAAATCATAGAGCAACTCCGCTATCTATATGTATAAACGATACTAACTTAGTCTTGTTACCGGACCGAGAGAACTCGGTAGATCTAGGTAACCACTTCTCTTCCCATACTGGCTCATCCATAACGCCAAGATTAAATCCCCAAATACCATCAGGTGTGGAGTTGATATACCAAGGGGTTAGTTCAAGTTCGGCTGCACCACTCAGTAAAGCCTTATACTTTGGCTCTTCTAATAACAGTTCGTCGTAGTGAGTGTTGCGTGATTTAAGTTCAACAAACATCTTCTCGCTATCTGAGATGCAATCAAAGGCATCATAAACACCCGGTGCTTTACGCAAATCAGGCCAATGAAACTCTCTAAGATAGTCAAACAGTTCAGATTCTTTTAAGACCAAGGACTTTCCCCGCCCAGTAGATTTACTATCTTTCGGATAGCCATATTACATCGGCGCTCTGCTGTGGATATAACTACTTCATAATACTGGGAGATCTGCTGGAGAGTTAGAGTATCTACATACCGCATACGAAGTATGTTCTGCTCATCTTCATCTAACTTCTCATAAGCCTTCTTAATATCAATCATAATGGCAAGCAGGTTGCCACCCTCAGCAGGTGCTGGCGGTTTGCGGGGAGAACTATCATTGATCATAGTCTGCGCTTGTTCTAAAGCAGTATCATTAACTACACTGACGATCACAAAGGGCAGCAGTTGTGCAATGGTGGTAACGTCGAAGTAGGCTTCATCACCGGTTTGGTAGCCAGACTTAGCGGCCTTCTCTTTACGAGCATAGCGCTCGCAATGCCGGCGCATTTGGTAGGCAGTACGCTTTTCGTTGATGATACGCTGTTCAGTATCAGGCTCAGATAGTAATGCGGTTAGTGTTGAACCCCTACTCATTGCCCATAGATAACACTCTTGAATTATATCTTGCTTATCTACCCATAACTTGTAGCGTCGCATAATAACTACCGCTACGCTGGCTGATATCTCGTAGACAGAATTATGTATTGGGTAACTCATTCACAATCAATCTGTAATATATCCATAGTGTGTGCAAAGTTGAGTAACTTGATGGCTAGGAAATCTATATAGTTGCTGGCGTCAGCTAACTCTTCAATCAATTCTTTGATGGTTTCACTTGGAGTAAAGGCTTCAAACTTCTGGCCCCTCGCGTGCGAGTACTGATCGTGACCAATACCTTTAACCCGCCCAGCCCGAAGAGATGCGAAAGATTCTATGAAAGATACGAGATCATCGGTATCAATACCCGCAGCACGATACCCTGTGACGGCAGGGTGATCGGCTAGCGGAGAGGTGGCAGGGTTACTGTTATTGATTCTTGGGTGAAACTCACAACTTGGAAACCCACATTCCGAAGTAGAGTGATTGCTAATTCTAACTCCTCCTTCGTCATACATCTTTTATTCCTAATTGGATGCGGGTATCTTGCAAGCCCTTAGCCAAATAAAAGTCATTGAGATCCATACCTGCTGGTAATTCTACTACCCTGGTGTTAAGTAAGTCACCAGCGACACGCCTAGAGAACTCAGCGCCTGGGTTACTACCATCTTCTTTCAAATCGTTATCACCTAATACAAGCACCTCATCAAAACCATTAAATAACTTTGGGTAATGGTTCTTCCAAGCAGCTACTCCTGGTACACCGATAGCCGGTATACCAAGCACGCCAGAACATATGATGGTGTCGAACTCACCCTCACATATAGCAATAATTCTTGATCGCTCTAATACATCATTAACGTTATACAAGTGTGATTTCTGCCCAGCAGGACTACCATACTTAGGCTTACCTTCATCTATTCGGCGGAACTTAAAGCCAACGCATAGGCCAAGAGCAGTAATGTAGGGAATAGATATCCAACCCTCGTGGTGCTCGTGTCCTGGGATTGCATCAGTAACAGTACCTAACGAGAACTTCTGTGCTACTGACCTAGATATCCCACGTTCGCTTAGCCATAGTTCGCACTCCTCGTTTAGATTTTCCGCGTAGTGGTTCGCCGCTGCCAGCTGTGATTTCAACTGCTCTTGCGAGTGCATCCTTAAACTCCAAGTTCTCTATGAACTGAATAATATTTACTGCGTTGCCACCCTTACCGCAGGTGTGGCAGAAGTAAAGATTCTCAATCGTATTGATTACTGCTGATCTGCGAGAGTCACTATGTATACAACATTTGACTGATGCTGATCTTCCTTCTCTTACTTCCCCGCCGAAGTGAGCAACAATTACCCCTATGGGGATTGTGTTCGCATCAAGGGAACCCTTGAATTTTTTGTTACGATTAATCCTGGACCAGTCTTGTGCTGACATACACACCCCTTATCATCACACCTTGAATGATGCTCAACAGCCAGGGCATACTTGCCCTGACCATTGTTAGTTCCAGCGTTAAGACAGTTCTGACAGACCATCTGATACCTCTGGTAGTTCTTGTTCTACTAGTTCTTCTTTAACTTCTTCTACTGGTGCTACCCATACTTCTGACGTGCTGATTATTCCTTCTGGTGTTGGTGTCATTTCTTCTCCTCTAGCCATTGTTCAAGTTCTTGGATGACCCAAGTCTTGTTGATTCCTTTACGCTTACGCTTCCACAATACGTAGTGTAATGGGATATCCATATCACGTTGCTTGGCGTAATTCTTAGACTCTGCTTCTATCTGTCTCCAAAACTCATCGAGTTCTAGGCGAGCAGTATTCTTACACTCAAAGAGGTACGTGGTGCCGGCTACTACGACAACCACGTCCCCTTCGTCTTCGGACCCAGCTAAGCGCAAGCGCTCGGCTTTGAACCCTAGTGATCTAAACCATTTCATTACATCTATTTCAAAAGCAGCGCCTTTGATCTTGTTGTACTTAACGCTCATTGGTTAGCCGCCATACCATCTCTCATATACATCCTACCCGTAGCGTCAGCATCACCAATCTGGCAAGCGCTGAAGTTAACAAAGAGCGTAGCCCATTGCGAAGCATCAGCAGTATGTGGACCAAAGCGGTTCTTAACTGCTGCCACTCGCAGTAATCCTCCTGATGGATCGTAACCTAATGTAAGAATCAAGGCCGGAAGCTGGCTCACTTTCCCGTGAATCGCACGTCTGGCAGGTGGCATAGTCGTTGAACCATACTCACTTTGCTCTGATACGTGGTGCAAAACCAAAACGCAAGCCTCTGTCTTACGGGCCATATCGTGCAACTCCATCATAATTGCACGAAGACCAGCCCATTCATTATCTGTTTCAGCAGCAATGTTCATTAGGTTATCAATCACTATTAGTTCAGGTGCTACGCCGTATAGTTCAACGTATGCCTTGATCTCTAGTTCAATGTCATCTAGTGATGGTGAGGAGTCAAATACCCATTGGATATTAGACATCCTGCCTAAATGTTTTTCATAATAGTTCGAGTCATTACTCAGATTAGTTTCTACTGTTATCTGAGAGTGACCGGATAAATGAGCCGCAGCTCGTATCATTACCGTTGTCGTGTCTGTATCGGCAGAAAAGAAAAGAGTTGGAACATTAGCCTTGATTGCATAGATAAGAGAGAACATACTCTTACCCGCGTTTGGTGCCGCAGCAACCATACAAACTTGACCTCTACGAAACTTAATCTGTTGACCCTTTAGGGCAACCCACACATCAGGTAGTGGCGTAGCCTTAGTGGATACACCGCCCCAAGCGCGAGTTAGATTAAGCAACTTGATCCCCTTCATCCCTTAAAATAATTCGTCTTTGTTTACGAATAGATCGCATCTGCTGTTGGGTTAAACCACCCCAGATTCCGTAACCTTCATTGTTGATACCCCATTCAGCGCAATCAGATTTATGAATACACTTACCGCAAATTGTCCTTGCGTGTTCTGCATAAACCGTAGTGAGACCTGAACTTCGTTCCGCAAAGAATAATTCAGAACCTATTTCACGACATCGCGGGTCCTCAAAGTTCCAAGGTTCCCGCACCTAACTTATCTAACCCAGACGGTATCGCACTTATCTGCTGCACCCTTTGGTGCTGCACACATCCAACCCTTCCAAGGACCCTTAGTGCCTTGGCCTGAACGGAAACTCATTGTGCCGTGCTTACATTGTGGAGCGCTATCTCCACCTGGAGGTGCTGCTTGTACTGGAGTAGCGTTGAATTGTGCTGCGATTGATTCAACAGTTGGAGCAGCAGCTTGTACTGCACCACCGGTAAGTTCTTTACCAGTTGACTTAATTAAAGAAGCAACCATTGCAAGATCAGTTAAACCTGACTCAAGATCTTGTACATCTTTTGCATATAAATTGATAAGAGTTCCATCAAATAACTTGTAATTGATTTGGTACTTTGTTGTATCCGGTGCAGCCATTACTTATCTCCTTTTCGTTTAACAGATAATCTAATTGATTCCTGTCCCTGCTTTTGTGGAACAAAACCGAGGAGTCTCTCCACTTCCTCGGTATCTACTCGAGTAGCACCTGCAGCCGCAGTCCACTTAACCACTACGCCATAGTTAGTTACTCCAGTAAAACCTTCCAGCCCTGACTTTATAGCATCCTTCTGTGTTGTCAAATCCTTAATCTTTTCATCTAATTCCAAGTAAAGTAAAGACAACTTATCCACTTCTGGATTATCTATCTTTGGTAATGTCTCACCCTTAAACGGTTCTTTTTTTATACCAACGCATCCCATCTCACCTGATGCGTCATAGTACTTACAATAAGACTGGCAGAATGATGCAAACTTTTCTGGATCTGGTGCTGTATCCATAGCTTTAATATCAGTAAGCCATTTCAAAGCCTCTTCTGCAATAGCAGGATCATAGGCTTCTGAATGTATTAAAACATCTCGTTCATCACCATCACGGGCTATGGCTACAAGGTTGACAGTTTGGGGCTTCCCCGTCCCCGACTTTTCTAACAAGTAGCCATAGACCTGCACTTGCCACCGCTGCTGAATTGAAGGAAAGTAAGACAAGTTAGTTTTCTTAACTGTCTTCCAATCCACAACCGCACCGGATTCTGGTATCCACAAATCAATGTGGGCCTTCATATCACCGAACTCTACTTCTTGCTCTACTACATACTTCTCACCAGTCGGATCTTCTAGGGCTAGCGCCTCTTCAATCGTGGCGTGAATGGCAGTTCCCATAATGGCAGCGAGCTTTAACTCGTTGTTATTAGTTTCTGGTTGATCGTTAAGCCGATACCAAACCTTGCGCCGGCAACCACCCAACTCTGATGGGCCAACCTGCTTCTGTGTCGAGCGAGATCTAGTTGCATCCTTGGCTCGTAATACTTCTAGTAATAATTCTTTAGGATCTTTCACCAAGATCTCCGTTCGATACCGACCCAAAAAAATACTAGATCTAAATCTAAACTAAACATAGTTATCTGAAATCCTACTGATATAGAACGATTACGCAAACCTGCGGTAAATAACCATCTACCCTTTTCAACCCACATTATTATCCCCGTTTCTGTAGTTCTACCTGAATTGGTAGCCCTGTGTTTACATCGAAAATAGTCGCACACTTAACTGCATCAGTCAAGAACATTTGTGCCGAGTCCGTGTCCCATTCATATTCAGTCGTGGCATCCTTCATTGCCCATAGGTAGCCCATAGCAAACTGTCCACCGGTTCCAAGTCCATACATCCCGTAGTCTGACTGGATAAAGGACATATCGCAAGCTATATGAAATAGGTGACCGTTAAAAGCTATCAGGTAATCAAAGCCTGATTCTTTATCAGCCCTGTCCCACGTGTAGTTACCATCGCTAAATGCTCGCACAATACTGGGGATAACCTTGCGACCCATATGTTGTACTGGATCATCGGCTGGCTTAAAAGCAGGTGGGTTCCAGTTGTAAGCAAGGATATCTCCTGGTCTTGAATCACCTACTATGCCTATTAAATACTTACCTCGAGTAAGAATCTTTGGCGTTTTAGTTGAGATAGTTATTAGATTATCTTCTGTAATTTGTGAGTCAGCAGCGAGGACAACGAAGCCGTCACCTTGGTATCCTGTAAGTGTGGTCATATGTGAAGTCTAACACGACACGCCACGAAGTCCCTTATTTCTCATACTAGGCGTTTCGGTGATTACAATATGAGCCGTAAGGCGAATTAAACGGTCAGCCCTCTCGGGCTGGTAGAAGAGAGGCAGTCTGTGTGGCTCCGTCTACCATCCCTGCGTAAAACTAAACGCCTTCCAGAGCGTTTTGGAACCGATTTAAGGGCATTCGGTCCAGTCCACGCCTGCTCCTGTGGGTCAAAAACATTCTACATTGCAGCAGCTTTTGATGACTATGAGATCGCTTGGTACCACCTTGACGCCGAATGCGTCAACTGTGGCAACCTAGTAATAGTTCCCTGCCCTTTAGACAAACCGTAAAACGGCATAAAAAAAGAAGCCCACCCCCGAAGGGATGGGCCTTTAGTGCCTCGCAGTAAGAGTTTGGTTACTTCTTAACTGTCATTGTGAAATCGTGCTTTGGGTTAGCCCAGGCAATTAGCACCGGTACTACTGCTAGCCAGATTGTGTTGGCTGCGTGATGCCAGTCTGATCCTGTGAAATCTATTGGTGACTTGCCAATTACAACTACTGCTGTAATTACATTACCAGCAAACCACTTGGCCCAGATCTCTGCTGCTTTATTATTGAACTTCATATTGCTCCTTTTACCACTTTGGTCTTCCGAAACCAGCTACGTATACTGGTAACTTTCTTTTGTTATCTGCCTTGTAAGCGCGTACCTTTAGGCAAACTTCTCCACCGTTGCTTTGATTACCGGCAGGTTTACTATCCGGGCTAGTGTTGCCCTCGACGGTAACAATAGTTCCATCTAAATTATCTTTTACTACAACTCCAACGTGGTCAATTTTTTGACCTCCTGGAAAATCAAAGAACACAATGTCACCAAGCTCAGGCTTAGCAGTAGCAGGATTTGACCAAGCACCCTTACCTTGGAACGCCGATGCGCCCGTCGGGGTATATACAAGGTTAGGCATCTTAGTAAAGCCAATTTCTTTTGCACACCAGTTAAGGAAGGCACCGCACCAAGCAGCGTGGATCTTTTGGAACTTAGTTTCATTATCCCCTGGACCTTCAATGTAACCGATTTCTGATCTTGCTTTGGTAACAAAGTCTTCTTTTAATCCCATTAGTTTTCCAGTTTTGCTTTAATTATGGCTTGATTAATTCTTAGTTCAATAGTTTCTTCTTCTATGCGATCAATAGAATCTTTCATAGATTCACCGCCATTGTTATACAACTGATACTTGATCTTAGTCAGGTCTTCGCATATAGGCTCAAGTGCTGTGTTTATTACTGTAAGAATTGTATAGTGAAGCGTTCTTACAATTCCTACCATAACAGCAAGTCCTACAAAAAAATAGGCATAGACGATGCCTGACCAATCAGCGGGATTCATATTGTTCCTTAACTTAGAGTACGGATAGTTACTAGGAGTAAACCACCATAACCGCTATAGCGCTTATCAGTAGGAGTTCTGTTGATGAAATCAATTTCTTCGATGATTCCAGTAAGCGTTTCGCTAGTACGGAAATCCTCAATTTTTATAGTATCGCCATTAGATTCAATAGTTTCAAGATCTTTGATGCGATTATAGGCAGAGCCATCGTATCCAGATTTGTTACCAAATTTATCTGATTCGCTATCGTAGCATTCAAGCGGTAACTGGATAAGGCGTTGGCGTGGTACAGCAAGTAGCACCTTGACTTGGTATCCGGTAAATAATGGACCCTTGCTATCATCTGTAACAGATCTAGTAAACTTAAATTGAAAAGATAAATACTGCTGTGACCCAGGCGGATAGGAGATAGAGACATCTCCGATATCTGTGCCTTGGGAAAAAGATCCAATATTGTATTCAGTACCCATAGCATCTACAGATAAAATATCTAAACCACCATCTGCTGTATTGCAGCGCGGGGTTAGATACTTAAATATTTTATTTTCTAAGGTATTAAATCGAACATACCCGCCTTGTAATTTTCCTTGTGGGAGCAATCGGCTAACAGCTTGAATATAAATCTTGCCATTTGCAACGCCATTGTTTGCTGTGGTAAACACAAGGCGGTTGGTATCACCTAAGAAAGTGCAGGCAGTAGTTGTAAATCCTGTGGTATTAGGGTCATATAGATCCCAAGCATAAGCAAATACTAGGTTAGATCCTAGTTGGGTTCCTAAATCAATACGGGTTGTGCCAGGGTTGCCGTCAACTCCGGTAACACACCATAAGTATTTATCTCTAGCGGTAAAGTCATATACTGGTTGAGATGATTCAAAGATGAGTGGACCATAAGCAACCGAGCCATCGGTTGTGCTGATATCTGCTATGCGTACACCTTTGTTGGTGCCGATACATAAATAGTTTAAGTAGAAGAATATCTTATAATTGATTTCACCCGCAGGTAGTTCCGCTGCTGTAATAGCGGAAGTGAGGGTAGGCATAGAACCAGTTGAGGTGCTTAGGGTAAACTTTTGTATTGTTGATTGGATGCCGCTATAGCCTGATAAGTAGATAGCAGCACCTGATGCGGTAATGCTGGTATATGTAAAGTCAGCAGTTGGGTGTGTATATGTAACACTTGGCAAAGATGAAGCACTTGTGGCAAATTCATATACTTGGTTATTTACTGCTAGAACTAAACGTTCTTTAACATATTCAATAACAGCATTAACTACAGTAATACCAACTTTGCTAAACATAACAGTCGGTGCTACAGATGGACCATCAGAAAGTAACTTCTTTTGTATTTGCAGTTTACCATTAGAAACATCGTTGGTTACCCAATAAGCATATATACCGTCATCACAGATAGAATATACTGGGTCAGTAACTCCAGAAATATAATCAACAAAGTGAGTATTATCGCTGGTGACAGTACCGGCAGGAGATACAGCGGTGGATGCAATGTTAGCATTTGTTTTTGCATAACTAAAAGTGTTTGTTGTTACTGCAGTAATTGCGTAAGTTCCATTAAATACTGCATCAACGCCGGTAACAACTATCTCCATACCTACTGAAAAAGTATGAGCAGTTGCTGTAAGGGTTGCTACGTTGGAGGTTAAAGCTTTGTTGGTAACGGATGCGGTAATAGTTGGATAGATGCGGTCAACATCGTAGCCATCAGAAAGCAGTGCGCCTTGATAGGAGTTACCATTTGCTTTCCATTTAATAGATCTTAGATACTGAAATGGGCGCCCGTTGGTCTGCAAAACATTATCAACTTCGTGAATGGTATCAGTATCATTGAGCAGAGTTACTTGGCCCTTAGTCCAAATGTTACAACCTTTTGAATAGGTGTATTGGAATCTAAGCAATTCATCTTGTGATGGCTCGAAGAACTTTATACCTTGGCCAAGGTGGAATGATGATTGAGATCTAAGCCACCATCCGGTAATTGTTTGCTCACCAGGTTCGCGGGACATATCAACTTGGTTCTTGCGATATTGAGCTGTAATTCTGCGGTAAGGATTATTATCATCATTGTTTAAGAAGAACGGTTGACCACCGATAGATACATCGTAGGCAACACCGGTAAGGGCATATGTCTGGTTAGCTATTGGATTACCAATAGGGGTTGGGATCGCTTCTGTTATTTGATCGCCGTATGCCACTCTATCTCCTTAGTTTGTTCCAATAAAAAACCCCGCCGTAGCGGGGTTGGTAATGCTTATGTTACTTAGGCTGTTGGTGCGTTAAGGCTTGTTAAGTAAACTTGATAGTCAGAGTTGGCTGGGTCGGTTGGAATAATCAAGCCATCTGAACGCACGATTGTATTTTTAGATGGTTCATTTGTGAAAGGGTCATTTGGTGTTGTGTATGTATATTCCATTTAGAACTCCGCATCCGTTTTGTAAGTGAATTGATAATAAGCAGCACTGGCAGTAGAAGTAGCCGCATTTGTTCCTAAGAAAGCACCAACTGTTGCAGTTCCTCCACTGGGTGATGTACCAAAACCCGATACTCCATAGTTTGTAATTGTCAAAGATGGAATAGCCCTCATTTGAACAGGTAATTGAACAAATACAGCATAATTGCTTCCGCTAGTTGTATTGCCCTGCCAAGCCACAACTGCGCCTGTTGATTGGTAATACCTTTGGCAAGCAGCAAGTTCTCCCTGAACTGTGCCTGTGGCTGTGGTGAAAGCGGTAGCGACTGAGCCTGATTCAAGTTGTACACCCCAAATTTGAAAAGTGTTGTTTTGTAATCCAATTGAAGATGCTCGCGAAGCATAATTTGTACCAGAACTCAACCATAGAAAAATGCCTAAACAAGATGTATTTGCGGTTGTTCCAATAGTTTTTCCCGTTAAAGAAGGCACTGTAAACGTAATTGTGTATCTTGTCCACGATGTTGATATCGTAACCGCAGAAATAGCAGTAAGTACATTGGACGAAGGCGAACCACCTGTTCCAAAGGATTGATTTATTTCTAAAGCAATTTTTGGCGTTCCGCTGGCAGCCTTTGCCCAAAACGAAATTGTGGCAGTTTGACCAGCAAAAGTCCTAACGTCCTCAATAAATTGTTCATAAAGTGCATAAGTATCAACGCTAGCGCCTGCGGCAGTTATACATTGAACAAAATTTGAACTTTCATAACCTGCGACTGGAGCAGCGCCAGCGGTAAAAACTTGTGGGGTAACTGTTAATGTGCCAGTTGTGCCGCCGTTGACTTGCACCCATCGGTCAAAATTATATATGCTCGTTGTATTGCTGGTAAAATTTCTTTGATTTATATTGAAATCGCCGTTGATGATTTTGTTCTTACCAGCGGAAAACGGAGCCGCTGCGCCAGCCGAGTTTTGCTCTACCGTACTTGTTAGTTGTGCGCGTGACATTTATGCACCTTCCGTTGTTAGTTGAGTTAACTGTGCTTGTTGCTCGTCGTAAGTT